CTGCTCACGCTCATACTGGATGTGTCCTTTTGTCTTGTCTACAGGGGTCCACCCTGCGTCCCATAGTCTGTCGATCCTCTGCTTAGGTGATGCCGGATCAAACGACACCCAATCAAAGCAGATCAGTTCATCACCGTATACGTCAGTAACTGGATACTTCTTCTTGGCATCGACAACATTTGAGTAGAGGTCACCGTTCTGCTTGACGCGATACTTGAGGCGATTAACCTCTTCGAGCTTAGGTGGGAAGTCCCTCTGGAACCCTTCCTCAAGCTCTGCCATACGATCCTCTACCTCCTTCAAGTACTCCTCAGCCTTAGCCTTGTCAAACTTGAAACCGTTAGCAGTCATTTCTTCACACAGGATTTGAATGTCGTGCTCACAACGTAGTGCATCAGCCCATGCCTTATCGAAGATTACCTTACGGAACCTCTCGAAGAGGGCCTGAGTAACCGCTACGTCTTGGTGGCAGTAGTCAATCATTTCCTGCGAGAGCTTACTCCAATCCTTGTGCTCACCCTTGAAGAGACCAAGGCGGATACCCCAAGCTTTGAGGCTGTGCCCATCCTTGATCTCGTAGTCGATCATTCGAGATACAATAAGAGTATCAATGACACTACCAACAGGAACGCAATCACTGCCAATAAGGCGATGAAGAACAGGTACGTCAAAACCCAGACCGTTATGGAATACAAACTTGTCAACAGTGTTGCAATAAGCAAGGAACCTCTCCTTCTCTTCGACGACATGCGAGGGGTTAAGGAACTGGATCGTCTCACCAGTGTCCAAGTCCTTCGAACAGATCACCCAGATGCGGCTAGCGTCCAGACCATCCGTCTCAATGTCCATGGCGACTAATCTCATCCCAAATCTCCTTCATCGTCTCTTCGCTGAGGTTATACTTACGGGCGAACCACCAACCCTTTCTTTCCCACCACTGACCAAACGTCATGCTTCGTCCTCCTTTGGTTCTTTAGCCCAAGGCTCCCTTGGCAGTGTCACCTTAACGACAACAGGCTTAGAAGTAGACCATGGCATAGCGTGTTGTGTCAAGACCGTGCGAGTATCATTTGTCGTTTTCACTGCTGTCCCGCTTCTCCGCAAGGTATGCCAAGTTATCTAGGACATACTGTAGGTCCAGTTGGTAGGCTGCACAGTAGACAGTGAACTCTAGGCCAATCTGAGCCATGTTGAGAGCAGCCTTTTCATCCACAGTGAAGGTGTACGTAGCACTTCCGTCTTCATGTTCCGTAGTTTCCTCTACGCCAATGTAGAAGGGGTCTTCTTGAACTTCGTCAGTCATTTATTATACCTCCATCAGTCTCTTTTTACAGTGTTCAAGTAGCCACATAACAGTTCCCCCATCTGCAACAGAGGACGCAAAGTAGAGGTCTCCTTCTTCGTCAAACCCCATAAGTACCACACCGTCAGGGCAATGCCCCTTAGCTGCCTCTAAAACTCGGTCTGTCGGTAGGTTTAGACGGGTGACATTCCCGAGAGGTACTACGTTGCTAGTGTTCATCGTCTTCCTCCTTGTGGATGTAGTAGGGGCAGTCCCTGCTTGGTGTCGGTGCAAACACTGTCTGGTAGGTTTCCCGTCCCGGTGTCTTACGCATACACGTTTCCTCTAGGGGGCAGTCCTTACTAATACACCTTGCGTAGTCGTAGGGTAGTGTGGTGTATCTCATTCGTCGTTCTCCTCTCTGTGTGTCGCATGGTAGAACATGATTTCGATTACCTGTAAAGGCCAGATGGCGCTGTTCCTGAGCATCTTGAAGTCACTATACTCTACGTTATCCTCACCTGCAAAGTGGACGATGGTCTTGACGTGCCAGTAGTAGAGGTAGGCACCCAGCGTGTAGATAACGGCCCAGATCGTAGGCATCAACATTCCTGAGTATTCAATCATCACATAAACTTCTCCGAGAGGGTGAACGTCTCACTATCGAAGAACATCTGTCCTGCGTAGCCTGTGGAACCTGTCGGTCTATTTTTAACGACAAGAAGTTTAGTAGTGTTGCGGCTCTCATCATCCTTAGCCATCTTGTCCCGCTCAAGTTTGATAACGACAGATGCTCGTTTACCAATCATGCGGCAGTCACGGATAGCCCCATCGTCATTCTCATGGGCAATGGTCACGATCCCTACGTTAAGCTCAGCGGAAAGACGTGCAAGCTTAGTGGATAGCTGGCTCAGGAATTGCTCTACGCTTTCATCTCCTTGGCGACTATACGCAAGGTCTTGGATAGGCTCGAAGAAGATGTAGTGGACGCCACATGCCTCAGTGAGGAAACGGATACGCTCAAGGATTTCCAAGGGGTCTTCGTCAACACCCAAAGTAAACTGATACAGACGCTCATCCGCAGAGATCGTAGTGATAGCCTTGTCCACCTCAGTCTGGTTCGTAATCAAGTCTTTACGGGTCACATTCTTCTTCAAGGCATACGACGCAAGACCCAAGAGAGAACGCTTCTTAACCTCTTCCATGTGGCAGATGGCGATCTTGATATCATCTGTCGTTGTGAGCATGGAGTATTCCAAGTAGCGCATGAACTCTGTCTTACCGATACCCTCGGGTGCTTGGAACACGGTGAAGTGCCCACGCATGAGACCAAGGATCACGTCGTCAAGCGATTGGATGCCAGTAGTGGTGTAACTACTATCATCATCGTCGTGCAGGATCGACAGGAATTGTTCTGTCGTATTGAAGATGTTGTCAGGGATATACTTACGCGCCTGCTGGAAGGCAGTGCGATAGCTCTCCTTGGCACCAGCCTCAAGGAACTCATTGGCATCCTTATACTTGTCGTGAGGGATAGCGTAGACACGATTGGGGAAGAGGTTCGCAAGCTTCTGCGCTACACCTTCGGCTTTCATGTCGCTATCAAACGACACATAAATCTTCTCGAAGCTATCTAACCAGTCACGGCACTTCTCGAAGAGCTTCTGGCTTGGCGTAGCGGATGGCAAAGAGACGCAAGGCACCTTGTCCCCTAGCATCTGGAAGGCAGACATAGCGTCAAGCTCACCCTCGGTGATAACGACAGCCTTTGCACTGCCAGCATTGAACTTGTCCATGCCAAACAATTCATCAGGCTTGAACCCTACCTCCGTGCGGAAAGACTTAGGCAATGTCCGAAACTTCTTACCACCAGAGGGGTAGACGTATTCCTGTCGGATGCTCTCACCATCAGCATTGACGTAGGTCTTGACGGAATAGAACTGCATGGTCTTGTCGCTGATCGAACGCATGGTCCGATAGACAGGCGTCAGGAACTCTTCCTTAACGACAGATAGGTTGGTAGGTGTCGGTGTTTGCATGACGTTATTCTCCTTGTGTGTCCATGATGGCGGGTATTCTTCCTTAGCCCAATCGAACGTAGGCATTCTACTAGGGTAACCCTTACCACAAGACTTACAGTGACCGCAACCCATACCGGGATTCCAAACAAAAGCATCACTGCTACCACAGGCAACGAAGGGGCAGGGTAGTCTAGGTATATTCTCAGTTTGCATCAGGTTCCTCACGTTGGCTATAGGTTTAGCGTAGAGCCTATACTAGGGAGATACTAATATACCCCGCGCAGGGGCACGGCCCTAGCATACAGCCATTCTTTGATCCGTCAACCACTATTCTTCACTAGGCTTCTTACGACAAGAAACAGTGGCGGAATTATCACATGTAGGTTGACGACAAGAAGAAGGACAAGGGCTGTGTAGATTATGCTTCCCATACGTCACCAGTTAGGTTCGTAGAGTTGACCCTTGGCGATCTTACCCTCTACCATCTCAAGCTCTATCTCAAGGCTGGCCAGACGTTCATCATCCCCTAACCATTCGGCTTCCTCTACGGCACGGCGTAGGTTACCCCGCACAAACGACAAGGAAGTAAGATTGGCTTTGTATAGGTCTTCTGATGCAGATTTCATTTGGCTTGCACCTTTGCACTGAGGGCTTCCATTTCGATACGTTCGATGATCTTAGCCAGCATTTCTTCGATCATAAAGAAGTCCTCGCTGGCCCTATCCAAAGCTTGTGTTGCATCCACCAGACCATCCGCAACTACCTTGTAGTCCTCGCAGGATTCGTCACCTTCCACACGGTTGAACACACGCTCTGCATCTCTCTTGTTTTCCTTGGCCCTAGTCCCTGCCATCATAGCGTCATGGGTTAGATCAGCAAGGTCGTAGATGATACCCTGTATATTCATGGTCATTCCTCCGTCCAATAACCTAGACGATCTGCATGTTCCAGATACGCCTGTTCCACTTGTGCTTGGAAGATACCATAGGACGACGGATGAAACCACCCAAATCCTTGCATACCCACCCACAAGATGATTGCGAAGTCTCTTGCATTGCTCAGCATTTTGTCGTCCCCCCTCAATCCAAACGTGAGTTAGCGTAGGCATCAAAGCCATGATCCCGTAGCACTTGGGCCGCTGCCAATGCACCTGCATACTTAGAGTCTACGTTCTGCACCCCAAGCTCAGACGGGTTCCAGTAGGTAAACTCTTTGCCCGTCCAATCGGGACTGAACCCCATCTGCCTAAGGATAACACGTTCAGCCTTCCCTTCCTTTGTGTTGCCCTTGTGCTTAGGCTTGATGTTGACCCAAGCAAAGCCACAAGCCCCTGCATCCTTTCCGTCCCACCACTTGTTAAGGATAGCGACAGCCTCTGTCTTAGCTGCTTCCACAGCCTTATCCATTGCTAGCACATGGTCCATGATCTTCCCCTTTCTTTGTGTCGTTTACGTTCAGTCACAGCTTGAATAACGTGACATACTACAGGTCCACTGTCCATAGGTTTCTGAGAACCATACGGCATACGTAGCGCCATACCCATAGCCCCAGCCCTCTACAAAGTCTGCACCACGCTTGTGTGCCTCTAACTCTGTGGCAAAGTGTTCTGTTGTGCGGATCATTCCCATTCCCTCCCTATGTTATACGACACCATGGATACGACGCCATGCGACCCATGTGATAGCCTGCATCTGGTATGCCTCCACCCCTTCTGCATGGGCAGCGACACGATAGGCATCCTGCAATTCCAGACGGGCCTTCTTCCCTATGCTGGGCACATCTTGCATCACACGTCTGTCAGCATGGGCAATGCCCCAAGCGTGGCCGTCTATAACGCATGTGCTATAGCCAAGGATGCACCAGTAAAAGTCTGTGATCTTGGGGCCGTTAAGGATAGTCGCTACGCGCTGGGCATCCCCTACGCTTTCCAAGATACGCCATGCCTTTTCCCACATGGTGCGATAGGTGGACGCCTTGACTTCCTCATAGTATCCGCCACGTGTGAACGTCTCGCAGAATTGCCTTGCGTCCTTGATGTTCTGGCCCCAGAGGTTAGTAGGAGATAGGGCAGCAACGACACCAACCACAATGTGAAGAGGCAAGCCACAATCTTGGGCAATCAACTGACACTCAGCCTGAGCCTGTTCATACCAGTGCATCCCATGCTGCACCTCATCTGCATTGGCCATGGCATACACGGCCCGTATGTTAGCGACAAAAGACATAGCCTGTCCCTTCTGTTAAGATTGCCTTAGCATTGCCCATGAAGCTTCCCACATGGGCAAAACTCTGTCAATCGTTCTTATAGTGGCTGGCAATCTCTTCCCAGTTCACATTAGCTAGCGCCATCTCAAGTAGGTCGCTGGCAAGGCCAAAGTCAGAGACGGCCCCATTTATCACATCCTCAGCGACTTCCTTGACCCAAGCCGCATCTATTTCCATAGACGACCCCACATCCGTGGTTAAAGAGTCGCCAAGCCATAGGTTGACAAGCCACGTCTCTCTGTTAGTCCAGCCATTGTACTTCATGATGTATCCCTTTCAGTTAGCGTTGAAGCATACTAGGGCAGCAAGCCCAAAGATGCAGACGATTAGAAGCGTAGCGGATATCATATCAATACCCTAGCCATTGCAGAACGTGGGTTGCCTTGTAGCTTTCCTTGTCGCCCATGTCCTTGACAAACTCTTGCCAATCGCATCCGTGGTCCTTCACTTCTTTATAGGCGCGGGCTTTGGTTATCGTGATACCCTTGGCGCTTTCATAGTAGGTCATGTTATCACCAGCACTGTTCGATAACAGCCAAAGCTTGCTGCATCTTCATCTTAAGCAAGACAAACTGATTGGCGCTTAGGTTTCCATCAGCCTTGCGTAGTGTCTTGGCGGCTTGTTCAAGAGTGTTGAGGGCTTCTAGGTAGGTCATTTGGTTCCTCCGTTCTGCGTTTCGTTGGATTGAATTAGCCACACGGTTTCGAATAGGTCAATAAGAAAATGCAAGGGAAGGCGATATTTCTTGTAAGTGATTGATTTGATTGGAAACAAAATTGATAGGGAACGACAAATAACTAAGTGTTCCTGATTCGTTCTTATGGCAAAGGTTAACATGTTAAGCAATGTCTTTGATCTAGGTATAGGAACACGCGAGGGAAGATCAGGAAAAGTGTTATAGTATAACGTTACAGTCTAGGGTAGGAAACGATAGGGGCAAAGGTGAGAATGGTTCGCAAGTAGGAACAAGGGGAAAGGCTAATGATACCAATGTGATACCAAGCTAGGATAGGTGCTCAGGGTTATTTGACCTGCATGTTATAATATAACGTGGGGTAACATGATACCTCAATGTGTGATACTTATGCAACACCTACTGGGCTGTGATACTTGTGCAACACATGCGTGGCAGGAATGTCACACAGAGGCACCCCTACCGGGCACCAAGGGGGTCAGGGGGTGGTTCCTTATTCATGAAATGCACCTAAAGATTTTCTCTATAAATTTCCTGAACCCACAGGGTGCCCCTACGCTCGTGCCAATGTATGAACGACAGATTATCTAGACATAAGGAAAAACCCCTACGGAGTGAACCATAGGGGGTGCTTCAGTGTATGAATTGTTAGGTGTCTAACCCTACGTATGTCCTATTGTGGGTGACTACCCAAGGAGTACCCCTACGTAAGGTGCCCATGGAATCTGCATCAGTCTACTTAAGTAGTACTTATGTAGAGAACGTAGAGCTACCCTAGAGGAAGGAACCAGATAGAGGAGTAACGTAGAGTCAGTCCTATAGTATAGAGTATATACTTAGGGTCCGCCAAAGGACAGTTTTATTATACACTGCTTTCTTGAAGTTGTCAACCCCCTATTTTGTCGTATCTAGACTATCTGTGTGTCGTTTTCAGAACGTAGTGGTCGCTTGAAAGAAAGTACTTGACAAACTCAAAAGTAGTGTGTTAATATTACAACAAGTGATTCGTTTTCCTGTAAGAGGAACCATACTCTCAATGATGTTCTCCGAGAAGCAGCTACGTACCTCCCAAGGTAAGCTACGCACGAAGTCTCTCTTCTGGGAGCTTTCCTACTTCGAACCTGAGCATGTGATCTTCACCCTGCGTGAGGAAGACCTCGTTAAGAACGACAAGACTTACGTGTCTCTACGTAAACTGTATCTGTCGTACTGCTGCTCTGACCCTACGGAATACACCTTCGCATGGTCCGTCTTTGGTTCGTGGGAAACTTGGCAGCAACTAGCCCGCAGTAACTACATCAAGGAAAACGTAGGGACGTGGCGTAGGGAAGTAGAGGTCAAGATCAAATCTGAGGCTATCCGTTCTATTGCTGAAGAGATGAGGACTGGTGGACGTTCTTCCTTTGGTGCCGCTAAGCTTCTTCTGGAACGTGGGTGGCTAGACGACAAGAACGCTTCTAAGGCTAAAGAGAAACTCAAGGCCAAGGAAGAAGAGGAATTGGATAAACAAGCTCTGTCTCTCTTGAGTGAGGATGCTGAGCGTCTAGGAATCAAGGTTCAGTAGCACGATGAGCAAGAAGCCTAACATCACCAATATTACGTCTGGTTACAACTCTACGACAGAGATCAACCAGAACTTCCAAGCATTGCGTGATGCCTTCGACAACACTGTGTCGTTGGATGGTAGCTTGCCTAACGCTATGGACGCAGACTTCGACATGAATGGTTACGACATCCTTAACGCAGGTGGTCTCACGATCAATGGCGTAGATGTCTTTACTCTTATCAACAAAACCACAATCAGTCCTTTTCCGCCTTCGGGGGGTAGTGACGGGGACATCTGGTTCAAAGTCACAACTGCATAAGGTTGACTAAACATGGCTGCTCTTTCTAACTATTCAGAGAAACTACTTCTCGACTGGCTGATGACTAACGGTTCGGCTACTCGCCCTACCGCATGGTACGTTGCCCTGTACACTGCCGCTCCCTCTGACTCAGGTGGTGGTACTGAGGTATCTGGCAATGGCTACTCGCGTCAGGCTGTAACCTTTGATGCTGCATCCACTCCGGGTGGCACTACGTCCAACTCTGGTGCTGTGACCTTCACTGCCGCTGGTGGTAACTGGGGTACGATTACTCACATCGGTATCCACGACGCTAGCACCTCGGGCAACCTACTGTGGCACGGCTCTATGACCGCCTCGAAGACTATTGCAGATGGCGACACTCTTGAATTTGCTACTGGTAACATCGACCTGACTCTTGCCTAAGCTAAAGGAGGCGTAGGGTGCAGGGCTATCGTATAACAGAAAGTAATGATGACCTCCGTATCTCCGAAAGTGGAGACTCTAGGGTCACGGAACAGTTCTATGATGGCTTTGCGGACCTAACGGCTCAAGGCTCTCTTTCTGCTGTCAGTCAAGCTAATATCCTAGCCTCTGCCAGTTTGTCGTCTACGGGTAGCACCCTCCTCGTTGGGGAAGCTATCCTCTTCGGTCGTAGTGCTCTTGACGGTACAGGTTCTTTTGTCGTTGACGGTGATCTAGTAGCCTTTGGGGCTTCCGTACAGAACGCTACAGGCACTATCTCTGTCGTTGGCGTAAGAGTACAGCCCGGTGCTACAAGTCTCACTGGCACGGGTTCTATAGCCTCTGCGGCAGGGTTTAAGTTTGCAGGTGCCTCGGACATTCAAGCAGAGGGTATTTTCTCTGCAACACCTAAGTTCACTGCACAAGGTTTGTTCGACCAAAACGACGAAAACGTAATCAGACTACTAGAGAATGGTGACATAAGGATTACCGAAGAGGGTGACACCAGAATTGTAGTTAACTTCCAGCCTAACACGGGCTACGGAGCTATAATCTCTGAACCATCTGTCGTTCTTTTCGTCTCGGAACCCTACGCTAAGTACGAATCTCAATGGCTCCGCGCTGTACCATACGTTAAGTACGAAGGTGAGTGGGCCATTCCTGAAAAAGCCTATAAACATCTCAGCGGTAGATGGAAAAGGATTTACTAACCCATGGCTAACGTAAAAATCAGTCAACTACCAGCAGCTTCATCTGCCTCTGGTACCCAAGAGTTTGAGATTAACGACAGCGGTACCTCTAGAAAGGCTACTGGCGCTCAGATTAAGGCGTATGTTAACGCTGATCGTGTAGAGAAAACCTCTGATACGGGGTCTGCTAAGGTTCCTGCGGGTACACAAGCCCAGCGTGATGGCACTCCTGCGGCTGGTTACTTCCGTTTTAACACAGATGTATCTAAATTTGAGGGCCATAACGGCACAGCTTGGGGTTCTGTTGGTGGTGGGGCCACTGGTGGTGGTTCTGATGAGGTATTTGTAGAGAATGGCCAGACCGTTACGTCAAATTACACGTTAACAACCAATAAAAATGCCATGTCTGTCGGTCCTATCACTGTCAACTCGGGGGTTACCGTTACGGTTCCTACTGGCTCTAACTGGGTGGTTCTCTGATGTCTGTCACAATCAACGGAACAACTGGCATCGCGGGTGCCAACGGCTCGGCCTCCACTCCGGCTGTGCAGGGCGAGGATACCAATACCGGGGTGTTCTTCCCTGCGGCTGATACTGTGGCTGTGGCTACGGGCGGCTCTGAGCGTATGCGGGTGGATAGCTCGGGGCGTCTTGGGGTGGGGACGAGTTCGCCGGGTGCTGCGCTTGAGGTAAGTGGCGAAGCTCGGATTTACCCAAGTAGCGGCGCAGCAAATCTTCGTTTTGGTAGCGGCGGTTCGGAAAAGGCAAAGCTGGCCGTTGACACATCAAGCAATATGATTTTTGAAACCGCAGGCTCCGAACGCGCCCGCATCGACGCTGACGGCACTTTGCTAATTGGGCGAACTGCCGACGTGTCCGCAGCAACACGCTTGGGCCTTGATGCAACCGCGTCGATCGCTGGCTTTATCTCTGAAACCGGACCCACCACTTCAGTCACTCATGGTCGGTTTTACAACGGCAACGGAAACGTCGGGAATATCTCAACGAATGGATCGGCCACCACCTACGCCACCTCCTCCGACTACCGCCTGAAAGAGAACGTCCAGCCCATGCAGGATGCTCTGGCGGTTATCGCCCAGTTGAACCCTGTGACCTACACATGGAAGGCTGACGGCTCGGACGGCCAAGGCTTCATCGCGCATGAACTGCAAGCTGTGGTGCCTGATTGCGTGACGGGTGAGAAGGACGCTGTAGATGCCGAGGGCAACCCGCAGTATCAGGGTGTAGACACCTCGTTCTTGGTCGCCACTCTCGTCGCCGCAATAAAAGAGCAGCAGGCGACTATTGACGCCCTTGTGGCGCGGGTTTCTGCACTGGAGGCGATATGACCGAGATTTGGCATCCCTGCGCGGGGTTTGAGACCCACTACGAGGTAAGCAGCCTAGGGCGCGTTCGCTCAATTGCCCGGCATGTTCCGCACCATAAGGGCGGGTTCAGACTGTCCCCAGCACGAGTTCTACGCCAAGCGATTAGCGGCTCTGGCTACGCTTTAGTGTCTTTTTGCGTTGACGGCGTAAAGAGCAACCAAAGCGTGCATCGCCTTGTGGCGCGCGCGTTTATATCGAACGAGGCCAACAAGCCTCAGGTCAACCATAAAAACGGCGTCAAGACGGACAATTTTGTCAGCAATCTTGAGTGGGTAACAGCGTCTGAGAATGGGCTGCATTCCTACAGGACGTTGGGCAATGTGTCCCACGGAGGCCAAGGATTTGGTGCGGAGCATTCAAATGTGAAACCTGTCCTTGCGACTAATGTGGACAGCGGAAAAGCGGTTTTGCTTCTTGGTACTCGCCAGAAGAAAGAAATGGGCTTTGGGCAAACTTGTGTGGACAAAGCCATCCGAGAAAACAAGTGTTACCATGGCTGGACGTTTGCTAGGGTAACAAAGGCCGAGGTTGACAGCCTCAAAGCACAATTGGAGGCAAACTGATGTCCCGTATTACTCTGAGCGGAAACGCCTCTGGCACGGGGAACTTCACCCTCGCCTCGCCCAATAGCAACACGGATCGGACGCTGACGCTGCCGGATGCGACGGGGACTGTGAACGTCTCGGGTCTCGCCAACGAGGTGCCTGCTGGTTCGGCCGGTGCGCCTGCGATCTACCCCACGGGTGACAGCAACACGGGTATCTTCTTCCCCGCTGCGGATACCATCGCTTTCGCAGAGGGTGGGGCTGAAGTTGCTCGGTTTGATAGCTCGGGGAACCTGCTGGTTGGGACGACGAGTAATCTAGGAAGTTCAAGGTTTGCAGTGGTGGGTAATGTGTCCAACCACATGGTGAGCTTTAGAAACGACAACAACAGCACACCGTCTGGCTTAGATATTATCTATAACGCTGCTGCGCCAAACAACACGACAAACACATTCTGTCAGGGCAGAGACACAAGTGCAGTTAGGTTTGAGTTTCGCTCCAACGGCGGCTTGGCAAACTTCAGCGGCAACAACGTCAACCTGTCTGACAGCCGTGAGAAAGCCAACTTCTCACCGGCTGGCGAGTACCTGTCAAAGATTTGCGCCATCCCGGTGCAGACCTTCAACTACATTGACCAGAACATGGACGAAGACCCCGGCCTCACGCTGGGTGTCGTGGCGCAGGACGTGCAGGCTGTTGCCCCTGAACTGGTGATGGAGAGCAACTGGGGAACCGGAGACGACCCCAAGATGCGACTGTCGATCTACCAGACGGACTTGCAGTATGCGCTGATGAAGTGCATCCAAGAACAACAGGCCACCATCACCGCCCTCGAAGCCCGCATCACCGCATTGGAGGCCAACTAATGTCCCAACTCCGCACAAACGCGATCCTCGACGCTGCTGGTGGCAACACGGCTACGATCAACACTGTGCCTCTGCGCCCCGGTGTTCTTGACCCTGAGAACCGCATCATCAACGGGGCCTTCGACTTCTGGCAGCGGGGGACGAGCTTTACGACTGGGGTCTATGGAGCGGATCGGTGGATTAACGACCTCTCTGGCGGCACTGTTACCATGTCTCGTCAGGCTTTTACTGTTGGCGATACTTTGGGGTCGAGCAACCCGACGTACTTTCTGCGTCAAACGGTAAGCGGACAATCTGGTGTTAACGACCGTGCAATTGTCTCCCAGCCGATTGAGGGTGTCCGCAGCTACGCGGGCCAGACGATCACCGTTCTTGGTTGGGCGCGTCGGTCGTCAGGTTCTGGGAACGTGACAATTGAACCTCTCCAGTTTTTCGGTACTGGCGGCTCTCCTTCCTCCGATACGTTGATTACGCCACAGACTGTTACTCTCACGACTTCGTTTGCACCATTTGCCCTGACGTTTAGTGTCCCGTCGATTGCGGGGAAGACGCTCGGGACTAACGGCAACGACAGTCTTGTTCTAAACTTCTGGACTTCCGCAGGGTCCAACAGAAATGCACGATCCAACAGCCTCGGCCTCCAGACCATCGGGGTTGACCTGTGGGGCGTCCACATCAAGGTTGGCACTCACACCACGGCGGCGACGGACCTCTACAAGCAGCCCGAATTGGGGCCTGAGTTGGCGCGGTGTCAGCGGTATTATCAGCTTATCGCTTCGACAGCGGGTGTGCTGGCTGGAAGAGCTTCTGGAACCACTGGCGCAATCTACGGCGTCCCGCTTACTGTGCCAATGAGGGGTAATCCATCTGCAAACAACCCGACAATGATTTTTTACGGGGCCACTGCATTTGGCACGTCAAGTGGTGGAACAAACACGCTAGTTGCTTATAGCACATCCGGTGTCTCGATTACGGCATCTTTCGTAAAAACAGGATTCACTGGTATTACGGATGATCGGATTGTTAATATTTACCCGACGCAAGAGTTGACCTTGGACGCGGAACTTTGACATGAACACCATGACCATTACCTCGGCCAAATACGCCACGAACAAGGGCGAAATTGTTGGGATAAACGCCACCATCGACAACCAAGAATGGTGTGTCCCGATGACCCCCGGCAATCGCCACTACGACGAGATCATGCGTCAGGTGGACGCTGGCGATCTGGTGATCCAAGAGGCAGACGCATGACCCCCGAGATGCTTTGGAACGTGTAGATGTTTGATCCAGTTTCCATTGGAATGGCCGTTAGCGTTGGAAGCAAGGCGTTTAACTTGCTCAAGCAAGGCATTGCGGCTGGCCGTGAGATACAGGATATGGCGTCTCAGCTTTCAGAGTGGGGTAAGGCTGTCTCTGACATTTCCTACGCAGCAGAGAAAGCGAATGAGCCTCCGGGTGTATTCAAGACGTTGTTCGGTACGGACACTCAAAAGAGTGCCATCGACATCTTTGCTGCTCAGAAGCAATGCGAACAACAGCGTAAAGAGTTACGACAGCTTATCAGTTACAGCTACGGCAACGATGCTTGGCTAGAGTTTCAGGCTATTGAGCGTAGAGTAAGAGAACAACAGCGCGAACAAGTCTATCGTCGCAAAGAACTTATCGAAGGCATCTTAGAAGCTGCGCTCTGGACAGTCATAATCTTGGCAACAAGCATTATCGCAGGCTTTGGTCTGTACTTCTGGGGCCGTTATTTGGAGAGGTGGTAATGGTACTTGAACACTGGATATGGCCTGCTTTTGCCATAGGCATTGGTGTAATCTTTTACTTTAGTGAAGACGGCTTTTACCGCTACCCGTGTCAAGACCCACAAAATTGGGCTAATTTAGAATGTCAACCCCCGATTTGCCTACGTACTAAGAACTGTTCCGATGATCTGACTGGAGGAGCTTCGCCATGAGCAAGAACGACCCCGACTTCCTCGAAGCTAAACTACGTTATTTCATTGGCGTGTCGTTGACTATGATCTTGGGCGGCAGCATCTTTATCATTCTGTATTCGCTAGTGTTCGTTACCCAACCCTTGGGCGAAAGCTCTGAGAACGACAGAGCACTGTTTTCTATCCTTACCCCCATTGCCAGCTTTATTACTGGTGCCTTGGGTGGCGTAATGGCCGCAGGCAACAACCGTAAACGTGGCGAGGAAGAATCGCCAGCAGAGGAGCCGAAAGAATGATTGGACGCATCGTAGGAATGCTCATTGGCCGCAGGCTGAAAGAAAAGGCAGTCGATGCCGTGTTGGATAAAGTAGACCTGCCTGATCCAGTAGAGAATGCAATCAAGGCTGCTGTCACTGGTAACCCGACAGACTTGCTTGGCGACATGGGTAAAAGCATGGCGAAGGAAGAAGTTTTGAAAGCTGTCGTTAAAAAGAAGGCTAATAAGCGCGATGTCTGATGCAATGAAGAAGTTGCAAGAGAAGTGTGGTGTCGTTGCTGATGGCTCCTTTGGCCCAAATACGGCACGGGCTATTGCTAAGCACTATAAGCTTTCTCCTGAACGTGGTGCTCACCTGTTGGGGCAAGCTAGCCATGAGAGCGGAGGCTTTAAGCTGACCAAGGAAAACCTAAACTACTCAGCCGAAACCATGTGCAAGGTCTGGCCTTCACGGTTCAAGAGCGTAGCTGAGGCTGCACCTTTTGCTCGTAACCCTAAAGCTCTGGCTGATAAGGTTTACTCTAATCGTATGGGTAACGGAGAAGGTGAGGGTCACATCTGGATTGGCCGCGGCTTCTTGCAGTTGACGGGTAAGGATAACTACCGATCCTTTGCCTCTGACATGCGTGTGCCTGAGGTTATGGAAAATCCTTCGCTGGTCGAGACTGACTACGCAATGGAAACGGCTATGTGGTTCTTTGAGAAGAATGGCTTGTTTGCTATCGCTGACAAGGGTGTGAACGAAGATATCATCAAGCAGATCACCAAGCGCGTGAATGGTGGTTACATTGGTTTGGATCACCGTAAGAAAGAGACCGAGAAGATTTACGGCTGGTTGAAAGCGTAGTGTTGTAAGACTAAACGTACCCCTTGACAAACCAAATCAACCGTGGTATTATTGTCACATGAGTTCTTTATCAGTCAACGACACAATCCGTCTAGCTGCTGAGGCTGACTTAGAGACCTTTATCAAGCTTGTCGCTCCTGAACAAGTTCTTGGTCAATGCCACTCTGAGTTGCTACAATGGTGGACACGACAGGATTCTAAGACACACCAGCTTGTGTTGTTTCCTCGTGACCACCAAAAGTCTCGTATGGTTGCTTACCGAGTAGTTTGGGAACTCACGAAGAACCCTACGCTACGTGTACTCTACATCTCTGCTACTGCTAACCTTGCAGAAAAGCAGCTAGGGTTCATGAAGGGTATCTTTACCTCTGAGATTTATCGTCGTTATTGGCCTGAGCACGTTCATCCCGAAGAAGGTAAACGCTCTCGCTGGACGGCAAGTGAAATTGCGTTAGACCACCCCCTACGTAAGAAGGAGAATGTTCGTGACCCTAGTATCTTCACTGGTGGCCTCACTACTTCCCTTACTGGTATGCACTGCGACATTGCAGTACTTGACGATGTGGTTGTCTACGAAAATGCGTACACTAACGAAGGTCGTGACAAAGTAAGAAGCCAGTATTCTCTCCTGTCGTCCATCGAAGGTGCAGAGGCTCGTGAGTGGGTCGTAGGGACACGTTACCATCCTATTGATCTGTATAACGACCTGATGCAGATGGTTGAGGATCAGTACGACAAAGACGGTAGTAAGTCTGGTGAAGAGAATATCTACGAAGTCTTTGAACGTGCAGTAGAGGTTAATGGCGATGGTACGGGTGAGTTTCTGTGGCCCCGTCAGCAACGTAAAGATGGTAAGTGGTTTGGGTTCGACCAGCAGATTCTAGCCAAGAAGCGTGGGCAGTATCTTGATCGTGGTCAGTTCAGAGCACAGTATTACAACGACCCTACGGACCCAGATAACGTACCCGTAGGTTCAGACAAGTTTCAGTACTACGACAGAAAGCACCTACAGCTTAGTAACGGCTACTGGTACTACAAGACGCATCGACTGAACGTGTACTGTGCAGTAGACTTTGCGTTTAGCTTGAGTAAGAAGGCTGACTATACTGCAATGGTTGTCGTTGGGGTAGATAGTGAAAATAACGTCTACGTCTTAGATATTGACCGTTTCCGTACCGACCGTATCTCTGAGTACTTTGAGCATATCCTACAACTAAGTAACAAGTGGTCGTTCCGCAAGATGCGGGCAGAAGTTACTGTAGCTCAGATGGCTATCGTGAAGCAGCTTAAAGAGCTTATCAAACAACATGGTCTGTCGATCTCTATCGAAGAATACCGACCGAATAAGGGCAGCAAGGAAGAACGTATTGCAGCTATCCTAGAGCCTAGATACGACAACCTTTCTATCTGGCACTACCGTGGTGGGCACATTCAGACCTTGGAAGAAGAACTGTCCAGCCGTAACCCTAGTCATGACGACGTTAAGGATGCTCTAGCTTCTGCTGTCGATATGGCTGTGAAACCATCGAAGAACGTCCAACGTAACGGTAGCAATAGCATCGTTTGGGCAGGTAATCGCTTTAGAGGCAGTGCATAATGGCCGGAACTACCATTGAACTTGAGCACCTGCTTAACCCTGACACTCTCGCCGTAGAGATTGCTAATCGTTGGGTTGAGTGGAGCAATCTGCGTGAGAAGTGGGTGACGGAAAAGAAAGAACTCCGTAACTACCTCTACGCTACGGACACTAAGACTACGGCTAATGCTGTTCTTCCTTGGTCGAACTCTACGACCACACCTAAGCTTACTCAGATCATGGATAACCTCCATGCGAACTACTTTGCTACGCTATTCCCTCAGCAAAAGTGGATGAAGTTTGAGCCTGCGGATAGCAAGAGCAACAAGAAGACCAAGATCGAAACCATCCAAGCTTACATGGAGAATAAGGTTCGTCAGTCTGACTTTGTGAATACTGCTTCCAACCTTCTCTACGACTGGATTCAATACGGCAATTGCTTTGCTACGGTTGCCTACGAGAACACCTACACTGAGAAGAAAGACGGCTCTATTTCTGTGTCGTATGAAGGGCCACGCTTGGTTCGTGTGTCTCCCTACGACATCGTATTTAACCCTACTGCCTCTGAGTTTTACAAGACCCCTAAGATCATCAAGAGCATCCTCACCCTTGGGGAAGTAAAACGGATGATCGACAAAGACCCGTCTAAGCGTCACTGGCAAGCTATTATCGACAAGATGATCTACAGCCGTGCAGCTATTCGCTCGGGTGATTCTGCTTACAACAAGGCTGACGGTTTCATTGCGGATGGCTTCACGTCGATTCAGCAGTACTACGAATCAGACTACGTAGAGGTTCTCACGTTCTACGGTGACATCTACGACTACAACGACAACAAGCTCCACTCTGACCGTATCATTTCTGTCGTTGACCGTGCCTACGTTCTGGACAATGAAGAAAACCCTTCGTGGCTTGGTCACGCTCCTATCTTTATGGCAGGCTGGCGTCCTCGTCCTGATAACCTCTACGCTATGGGTCCGTTGGATAACCTCGTAGGGATGCAGTATCGTATCGACCACCTTGAGAACCTTAAGGCAGACGTATTCGACCAGATCGCTTACCCTGTGATTAAGATTCGTGGTGACGTAGAGGACTTTGACTTTGCTCCCGGTGCTCGTATTTACCTCGGTGAAGAAGGTGACGTAGGGTACTTGCAGCCTGACGCTACGGCCCTCCAAGCTGACCTCCAAATCCAACTCCTTGAGAACAAGATGGAGGAGATGGCTGGTGCTCCCCGTCAGGCCATGGGTATCCGTACTCCCGGTGAGAAGACTGCCTTTGAGGTCCAGAGCCTACAGAACTCTGCCTCGCGTATCTTCGAGCACAAGACTGCCCACTTCGAGCGTACCTTTCTTGAGCCTATCCTGAACGCTATGCTTGAGTGTGGTCGTAGGAATATGTCTACTACTAATTCTCTGTCGATGGTTGACCCTAACACGGGCAACATGTTCTTCCGTGAGATTAGCAAAGAGGACATTATTGGTAGCGGCAAGATCAGTGCAATTGGTGCTCGTCACTTTGCTGAACGTGCTCGTCGTGTCCAGAACCTTTCGCAGTTGTACCAGCTTAAGCTTGCTGATCCTACCGTGTCTACTCACCTGTCGGGTAAAGAGTTCGCACGTATCATGGCTGAGGAGCTTGGTGAACCTCGTCTGTTTGGTGATAACATCATGGTTACTGAACAACTTGAGACACAACAAGCAGTCCAAGAAGCAGAGATGGCTAACCAAGAAGAGCTTATGATGGCTCAACAGATGGGTATGTAATGCAAGCTGTATGGCTTAAGGGTGTCAAAGCCGAAGATCGTGAACGACGCAAAGCAGAAGTCTTGTCGTACCGCAACGCCTTTGATGACCTTCGTGAAATTCTAGAGCGGAACTACCTTAAGAGGGAGTCTGTTCGGGATTATTCCCCCGGTTGGGAATACAAACAGATCGGAGTTAACGAGTATAACGCTGCGTTAGACGATCTACTCAACTTAATCGACCTTAACCACAAGGACTAACAATTTGACAAACGTGTTCGACCAAGCTCAGCAACCAACTGGGCAGAGTCAAGAGGGCCAAGCACCACAGATGACTGCTGAACAACAGGAGTCCTATCTAGCTAAGCTCGTCGCCACTAAGGGAGAGAACTGGAAAGACCCTGAGGTTCTGGCTAAAGGCAAACTCGAAGCCGATGGCTACATTAAGAACCTAGAGGATCAACTCAAGCAGATGCGTGAGGATATCCAAAAACAGGACTATGCCAAGACCCTACTCGAAGAACTACAGAACAAGGCTACGTCGCCCACCAACGTGAAATCTGTAGTGGCCAATAACGACAATAAAGGTGGCACTGGAACTGATGGCAATACCCAGCCGCAAGTGAGTGAGGATACCCTAAAGAGCCTTGTTGAACGAACCCTGACTGAACGTGACCGAGACAACACTGTTAAACAGAATCTCGCTTTTGTTGATCAGGAACTAGAGAAGACCTACGGTACTGAGGCTCCTGCCGTTGTCCAGAAGAAAGCTCAAGAACTTGGCTTGACTGTGCAGCGTCTACAGGAACTAGCGTCTGAGTCCCCTAACGCCTTCTTTAACCTTATTGGTGAACCCAAGAAACCCTTCCAGCCTATCGTGCAAGGTTCGGTTCGCACAGAAGGTGTCAACATGCAATCCTCGTCGGAGCGTAATTTCGATTACTACCAAAAGCTTCGTCGTGAAAATAAATCCCTCTACTATACCCCCAAGGTTCAACGAGAAATGATGGCTGATGCTACTCGTCTTGGTGGAAAGTGGAAACCCTAATAGGAGAAGACTAAAATGGCTATGACTACTGCCAATATGAGTCTCCTTACTCGCTCGGAAGTTTGGTCGGCTGAGCTTAAGGAGATTCTGCGTGACGAAATGATGGCACAACGCTACGTGCGTATGCTTGAAGGTTTCCCTGACGGTGACCAGTTCACCATCCCGTCGATTGGTCAGGCTCAGGTTGACAACTATGCGGAAGATACCGCTGTCGTCTACCGCCCGATGGACACTGGTGAGTTCACTTTCACCATCGACAAGTACCTGTCGTCCGCTTCGTACATCACCAAGAAAGCTGAGCAGGATTCGTACTACTCGGCAGAACTGATGTCGCGCTTCGTGCCGGAACAAGAGCGGGCTATCATGGCTCACTTCGAAGCCACCACGTTTGCTGCCCCGGAAGCTGGTGTGTCGGCTAACTCGGAAGCTGCTATTGATGGCGTTGGCCACCGTTGGGCAGGTTCGGGTACTGGTGCTGTGATCGCAGTTGCTGACTTTGCTCGTGCTCGTTACGCCCTCAAGAAGGCTAACGTGCCGGACACCAACCTGATTGCTGTCGTTGACCCCTCGGTCGAATACACGATCAACACCCTGACCAACCTCGTGTCGGTCTCGGACAACCCCCGTTGGGAAGGCGTTGTTGCCGATGGTATCGCCACTGGTATGCGCTTTGTGAAGAACGTCTACGGCTTTGACGTTTACACCTCGAACTACCTTGCTACCGCAACCGACTCGGCCCTGACCAACAAGGCTGCTTCGCCGGGTAACGTGGACTTCGGTACCAACAACGGCAAAGTTAACCTGTTCTTCTCGGCTGCTGCTACTGCTCAGGCTTTTGTCGGTGCATGGCGTCAGATGCCGGAAGTGGACTACGAGTACAATAAAGACTTCCAGCGTCACGAGTATGTTACGACTTCTCGTTACGGTGTTAAGCTGTACCGTCCCGAGAACATGGTTCGTGTCATCACGAAAACCAACGTGTAATTAGGAGGGATAACTCATGTCTTACACTAACGCTGACGGACTTTTTGTCCTCACCGATGGCGCTCAGGGCGCTGTTAACGACGAAGGCGTCACCGCACGTGGTGTACGTCAGGTCATCACCAAGAAGCTGTCGTTGGCTGCTCTGGGTTCCTCGTTTGGTTCCTCGAACATCGACCCGCTGGAAGCTATGATCCCGGCTGGTGCCATCATCGTGAACGCCGATCTGGTTATCACTGATGCAGCTACCTCTGGTGGTTCGGCTACGCTGACCATTGGTACCTACAACGCTGCTGGCACCGCTGTGGATGCTGACGGTATTGATGCTGCTATCGCTCTGACTGCTATCGACGCAGACGGTGACGTGGTGCAGTGTGACGGTGCTCAGGTGTCTGGTGTCGTTACCGTGGGTTCGGCCCCGGTCTACATTGGCGCTCTGTACGGTACGGCTGCGTTCACCGCTGGCTCGGCTGTGCTGATCGTCGAGTACATCAAGGTCGAGTAATCTTGACTCTAGGGGTGTTGCTTAAGTGTGACACCCCACACTCTTCTTATGGTTTGTTACGAACATAGTTGACAAACTCTAAAAACAGTGTATAATAAGCTTAAGCTGCCACCCGATGGATATATACTATATCTCTATAAGCTATGGCACCTAACGTAGGGTTCAGATACCCTAGAGATAAACTGATCTAAGGACTCCCTAGTATGGCTAACGTCAACCATAATACCCTTACCGATCCTTACCTCCATGAACCCAAGGGTGCCTCTACGGCTCTCGCTGGCCAAATCTACGTAGCCGATGGTGCAGGGTCGGGAGACTGGGTAGAGAATAGTCGTATCTTCGGTGGGTACCTCACGTTCTCTACTGGCTCCCCTTACGCACATTCCGTTACTACCTCTAATACTGTGATTAATCCGTCGTTCACCGCATCGACAAACAATGGCTTCACTGGTCTGTCGTCCCCTAACGCTCGTGTGCGTTATGATGGCACTGAAACCATTAATGCGTCTATCGACGGTATCTTCTCCATTGAGCAAAACTCTGGAACCTCTAAAGACGTAGAGATGGCCATTTACAAGAATGGTGTTGAACTTACTGGTAGTCGAATGATTATGTCGTCGTTTACTGGGGAGTGGCATACCTTTGCTCTCAAGTTCAATACTACCCTAGGGACTAACGATTACATCGAAGTGTTTATCAAGGCAAATGCTTCTACTACTGTTAACTTCGCTTCTGGCTACCTCCGCATCTTTGGGATTGCAGCATAATGAAGAAGACACTCCTAGAGCTAGTAACGTCTATCCTCTCGGATATGGACTCTGAGGCTGTAAACTCTATCAGCGATACCGTAGAGGCTCAGCAGATTGCGTCTGTGATTGAGGACACCTACTACAACATCATTGCTGCTCGTAACATTCCTGAGCACCAGCAACTCCTCAAACTTACTTCTCTGTCGTCCTCTACGCGACCCACCCATTTCCAGTACCCTACGAATACCCGTGACATTGTTGATCTGTCGTATAACATTGATACACAGAGTGGCGTTAACTACCAAGAGATTCACTTCGTTGAGCCGCTAGAGTTCCTCAAGCGTATGCCTCACAACAACCCATCGAATACGTTGATTGTCCCTGATGCTAACGCTAACACTTCGTTGGTTGTGTTTGACGACAGGATGCCTACCTACTACACGTCGTTTGATGATCTCCACATTGTTATGAACGCCTACGATAGCTCCGTAGAGTCGATCCTACAGGCATCTAAGACTCGGGCCTATGGTACGGTATACCCAAGCTTTACCATCGCTGACAGCTTCGTTCCTGACCTTGACGACACAATGATGCCCTTCCTTCTGGCTGAGGCTAAGTCTACTTGCTTCTCGTTGTTCAAGAGCGGCAGTGATCCTAAGATTGAACAGGCTGCTCGTCGTTTGAAATCCTATGTTCAGAATGACATGTATCGGACTAAACGACCTAACGTAAGAAACCACTACGGCAGGAACTAATGATTGTAGAGTTTGAAGAATACCCCGACAAACAAATCTGTATCTGTCGTTGCCCAGAGAAAATGGTACAGGCTCTGACAATCAAGAAAGATCGTAGCGGATACATCTTCTTTGACATTGTACCAGACCAAGGGCCGACACCAGCCGAGTTGAGTGGTAAGTATTCTTCCATCCCAAAGGCTAAAGAAGCTGTCGAGTTCTACCTGCGGAACAAGAAAGAAACTATCGCTGCTCGTAGAGAAAACTTCGCTAGAGAACGAGAAGAACGGAAAGCCTTAAAAGATGTCCCAAAGTCTGTCTCAGAAAGCAGTTAACACCTTTGTAAAGGGTTTGATTACCGAGTCTGGTGAGCTTACGTTCCCTGCTGATGCTTCTGTAGACGAGCTTAACTGTGACCTCCGTAGGGATGGCTCACGTCGTCGTAGGCTTGCAGCTAAGGCAGAAGAGAGCAGAGTTCTTTCGTCGTTTACTGTAAGCACCTCTACGCTGTTTAACAACGGCTCTTGGGATAACGTAGGTGGCCAATCAGGTCTTGAGTTTCTTGTGCTCCAGACAGGTTCTACTCTACGTTTCTACAACAAGTCTGACCTCCCCTATTCGTCCCACGAGATTACCCAGACTGTCAACCTTGCTACCTACGAAGTAGCTGGTGGCGTAGGTGCAGCTAACGCTAACTGCCAGTTTGCCTCTATCAATGGCGCTCTTGTCGTTTCCTCCCCTGCTATCAACACGATCTACATTCAGCGTAATAACACTACTGGCGCTCTGACAACGACACAGATTAGCTTCCGTATTCGTGACTTTGAATGGTTGGGTGACAAGAGCACCTACACGACAGAGATTGCTACAGGTTCAGCGTCTACTGCCCGTAAGTACGATACTGCTAACGCTGGCTGGTCGGGTACTAAAGGCTCTGCTGCCCTTTCTGCCTACGGTGCCTATCCTCCCCTGACCCTTCCGTGGTATGCAGGTAAGGATGATAACGGGGACTTCTCCAAGACTGAGTGGCAGAAAATTTTCTCTGGTACCAGCCTCATTGGTAACGGCACCTACATCCTTAACTTCTTCAACAAGGACCGTAGTACAGCCTCTGGTATTGCAGGTATCTCAGCAGACATTGAGACCTCACGCTTCAAGGCTGTCGAAGCTTTTGCTGGTCGTATCTTCTACGCAGGTCTTGAGAGTGCTAAGAACTCTGGTGTTATCCTCTTCTCCCGTCAGATTGAGACGTTGAGTGAGCTTGGGGATTGCTTCCAAGTTAACGACCCCACCTCAGAAGATATCTCTGATCTCTTGGACACTGACGGTGGTCTGGTTCGTATTCCCGATGCAGTGAACATCAAGTACCTCTACTCCTTTGGTGCTACACTCTTCATCTTCGCGGATAACGGTGTCTGGTCCATTAATGGTGTCGATAACGTCTTCCGTGCAACTGAGTACTCTCTGCGTCGTGTGTCGTATACTGGGATGCTCACGGCTGAATCTTTTGCTGAGGCAGAGGGTGTTCCGTTCTGGTGGTCCAAGACGGGTATCCATACCTTGCAGTTTGATGAGGTGAGTGGTAACCCTACTGAACAGAATATCAGCCTGACGACAATCCAGACCTTCTGGGATGACATTGGTTCTAATGCTCGTTCACTCGTTAAGGCTACCTACGACAGACTTAACAAAAAGATTTACTGGGCTTACCCTAACACTAACGAGCCTAACGTAAACAAGCTCAACAACTTCCTGATCCTTGATATCCCCTTGGGAGCCTTCTACCCTTGGAAGATAGCTGACGAGGCATCCTCTACGGATTACGTCATGGGCCTTGCGATTTACTCAGGCTACGGCTCAGACGAGCTTGTTCTTGACGTAGTGCTCCCCACTGGCGATGATGTCGTTCAGGGGTCAGATGATGTCGTTTCTACGCAGTTCTCGGACTTTGCTACGGGTAACCCTGCCATTGTGCTTCTGATCCGTGATGGGGCTACTGGTAAACTCACCATGGGTACCTTCTCTGGCAAAGACTTCCTCGACTGGGGGTCTACTAACTATTCGTCGTTTGCTGAGGCAGGATATGATTTCATCAGTGATCTTATTCGACAGAAGAACTCCCCTTACATCGTGACCTACATGCGGGTTACTGAGGAGGGTTGGACTTCTACTGTTTCTGGTTACGAACCTATCCGCCCCTCGGGTCTCCTTGTGTCGTCCTATTGGGATTTCAGTACGACAGCATCTAGCGTAGCGCAACAAGCCTATCGTTACAAGCAAACCCCTATCGTTAACCCCGGCGACTTGACAGAGTTCAACTACCCAGATACTGTTATCTCTAGCCGCCTTAAGCTCCGTGGTCGTGGTCGTTCAGTTCGCCTACGCTTTGACAGTGAGCAAGGCAAAGACTTCGTTCTGCTCGGGTATGGTGTAGTTAATGCAGTCAACCAACGCTTCTAAGAACCTACTCGTCAAGGCAGACGGATACGTTTTTAGACTAGAGTACAATGAAGAATATGTTATCGTTCACCTCAGGGAAATAGACAAGTTCACTAAAGAAGTCTTTCAGGACATGCTTATGCAACTTGAAGACTGGTCACACTTCCTGAAAGCTATGGGCCATACCCACGTTTGGGCTGCTGTCCCTAAAGACAACATCAAGATCAAAAGGCTTTTACACGGCTTGAAGTTCAAGTTTGTAAGCCACAAAGAAGACCTTAGCGTCTACTTATACGAGGTATAGAAAATGGGCGTCGTTGGAGCAGTTATTGGTGCGGTCGCTACGGTTGCAAGCACTAACAAAGCAGTTAAAGCTCAGAAAGAAGCTACGGCAACAAACGTAAAGATTGCCGAGGAGCAGCGGAAGCAGGAAGAGCTTACTTACCGTCGTCAACAGCGTTCAGCTATCCGTGAGGCACAGATTCGTCGTGCTCAAGGTACGGCTTCTGTTCAGGCTGCTGGTGTAGCAAGCGGCTCCTTGCCGGGAGGGGGTATCGCATCTATCGGGTCTCAGCTTGGGTCTACTCTTGGTTTTAGTTCTCAGATGTCTGGTCTGTCGTCAAACATTACTGATCTTGGAATTGCCTCAGCTAACGCTACTCAGCGGGCTAACACGTTTGGGTCCATCGCTAATATTGGCTCTAGTGTATTCCAGTACTCTATGGCTAGCATGAAATAATGGCTGAGGTTATAATGGAACCTAAAGAGTTCGGACCTGTCCAAGAAGTTTCTGCGGAGACTCCTCGTGAATTTGGTCCTCCCATCAACACTACGATAACCAAGTCTGCTGCACAAAAGCGGGCCGAGTCCTACCTCTTTAGTTCCCTCCTTGACGTTGACGTTAAGGCTGTACGTCCTGCTATCGACAACGATGCTTCTGTGCAACTTGACCAGACTGCTACTGACATGGTTGAGTCGAACAAACAGGTTGCCGTTAACCTTGCCATCCAGAATCCTGAGGAAGACATTCAGGCTCAGCTTAGTGCTTTGCAGACAGAGCTTGAGAGCATCGACATTGTTAAGCGTTTTGCTCAGCCTTCTGTCATTGCAATGCTTACCTCCCAAGACCCTATCCTACGTGACTATTCGGTCAACCGTGTTAAGCGTCTTCTGCAAACCCAAGACATCGTTCAGAAGCGTTTGGCCAGTGCCTCGGATGAAAGCTTCCTTGGTAACTTTGACTTTGTAGACTTCTTCTTGTCGTCACCTCAGAATCTTTTTGTCGCTAAAAAGAACCAAGAGTATGCCGACAAATACACCTCTCTCCTCTACTCCAACCTACCTGACGAAGACTTTGAGGTTCAACTTGATAGCCTCTTGACTGAGATGGCTGACCAAGGTTTGTTTACTGAGGAGAACAGGTTCTACCTTGGTGACTTCCTTGCCGTTGCTGCCGCAGGTTCCGAGAGTAGCGTAGCCAAGACCCAAGAGCTTTTCGGAGCCTTGGATACCCTTACGTCTGCTGCTGGTGTTGCCTTCAAGGCTGGCTCTATCGTTAAGACAACTAAGGCTGTAGGAACGACAACTGCCCTTACCTCTGGTGTCCTTGGTCGTGGTGCTCTTGGTGTAGCCCAGAGTATTGCTACGGATGCTGCACGTCTGGTTGGCTACAAGACTAATAACCCTGTCCGTGTTGGTGAAATCCTTTCGGAAGCCCGTATCATTGACGACCCAGTTAATGCTGCTCTTACCTACGGTAACCACGTCAGCCCCTCCTTTGCTACTTCTACCCTGTCTCGTGCTGAGTATTGGAGCCACACGAGTGCTGTAGCAGCTAAGGACTTTGAGCTTGGTAGTCAAGGCTTCCGCACGGCTCTACGCCATACAACCCTCTCTGGTGAAGCCTACGACGATGCTATCGTTGCAAGTTTCAGGGATAAGATTGTAACGACAGCAAAGCAAGATGCAATCGACAGCGGTAATCGTCGGTTCCTTGATGCTGATCTCGTTAAGGATGCTACTGAGAACCTCTACTTCCAGCAATTCTACGGCACCCAGAAGGGTGATCTCTTCCGTGGGAACAACGGACGTATTGCAGCCCAGAACCTTGCGGAACAGCTTGGGGGTGAGGTTGTCGCTGGTGATCTTCCTAACTCTTGGAAGGTCTTGAAGACTGACAACATCCCTGTCGGTATGGCTGAGCTTAACCTCTCGAACCTCAAGTTGTTTACCTCTACGGAAGTAGACGATCTAGGTGAGGGTCTTCTTGTCGAGTACTTGGGTTCACCCCTTGCTCAGACTTCCCCACGTCTTAACGCTATCCTTAAGCAGTCTGAGGCTTCCCGTGAGGCTTGGAAGGCTTCTGTCGTTGCAGACCTTACGGAAGTCCGTAAGTTTAACAGCCGTGCTGAGCAGCGTGAAGTCTTTGGTATCTTCGATGAACTGCGTGATGGCTCTTTGGCTACCCGTAGGACTGCCCTTACCCGTAAGGAGTTTGAGGTAGAGTTCCTTGCCAAGTACAAGAAGAACCCTACGGATGCTCAGAAGGCTATGTACCTTAAATACCAAGAGGCTCTTGACGTAGACGCTATGCTCAAGGCTGATGGGTATTTCAAACGACAAGTGGCTGATGGTGTCGTCGTTGACAATGCCGATGGTAGCCGTATGGTTCCTATGAAGTCTGAGGAACTTCCGGCTAACTCTAAGGTTTGGGATGAAGATACTCAGTCGCTTGTCGATGCTGGCCAACTCCCACAGGGTACTCGCGTATATCGTAACTACGACCCAGTGAACCAAGACTTCAAGGGTGACTCTCTGTACAAGACTGGCAATAGCGTAGTTACCCGTCGTCTGTACCACTCTGATCTTCTTGTTCGTAACGCTGGTGGTCCACGTCAGTACCGTCAGTTTGACGTTCAGTACTACGTTAAGCAAGAGCGTTCTAAAACCTTTGTGGATGGCTCTGAGATTAAGGTCTCTCCCCTGACTGTTATGGGTGTCCGTACAGAGGCTCAGGCTGCTGCCGCTAAACTTCAACTGAACACTATTATCGACGCAATCAAGACCAAGATCACGGGTAACTTTGCTAAGGCAGAGGACTTCCGCTTGGCTGCTCGTTCTCTCGCTAACGACAAAGACATCAATGATCTGATCGCTGCAAACAGCAAGTGGTTTCCTGACGCTTACTCCGTTAACACTTTCCTTGATTGGGCTGACGAAGCTGGTGTCGATCTGCGTAAGCAATTTGACTTTGTTTCTGACGGGGAAGCTTTGATTGATTCCTCGGTGTCTGGCTACGGCGGTATGCGCTACAGTGACGCCATCTCTATGCAGGCACTTAACCCTCGTGCTCGTAGGGACAAACTCCTTATGAGCTATGGTGGTACCGCTAACAGAACCTATGGCGCTGGTGCCTCTATTGAAGCCTCTATGGCCCGTGGTGTTGCAGCCAATAGTGAACGTGCCTACATGTCTGCCGCTATCAACGGTCTCATGAAGGCTGCTATCGAACACAACGTCTTGGCTAACACTGCTGACCTACGTAACCTGACGCTTAAGCAAAAGCTACGCACGGCAGAGATTAGTACGACAACCAGCATTGGTCGTAAACTTGCCCTTGAGCAGAAGAAGATTCTGTTCCGCATGGACCAAACGGGTCTTGGGGATAGCGTCTGGACATCTGTAATGGGTAATGTCTCTGACTATCTCTACGGCAAAGGTTTCCAGAAGACTGCTGACATTGCTGCTGATCTCTACTCTAACAACCCGTTGACTGCTCTGCGTGGCTTTGTGTTTGACGCTAAGCTCGGTATGTTCAACCCTGCTCAGTACTACGTCCAAGGCTCTCAGGCGTTTAACATCATGGCTATCGGTGGTATGGCTGGTGTCCGTGGTGTGTCACTCTACGGACCTGTACGCTTCGCTATCGCTAACGGCAATGAAGCAGTTATTCGTCGTGTGGGTGAGCTTATCCAGCCTATCTCTGGTCTGAACGCTGACCAATTCTTCGATCTTGTCGATTCCTTCCGTAGCAGTGGACGTGGTACCGTAGGGGTTAGCCTTGCAGAATTTGGTTCTGAGGCGGATCAGGCTTCTCGTATCGCTGGTGCCGTTGGTGAAGGCGTAGAGGCTATTCGTACTAAGGGCCGTTTCTTCTTCAACGAGGGGGAACTTATCGCTCGTATCTCTGCGTACAGCACTGCATACATCGAATACCTTGAGAAGTTCCCTACGGGTGTGATTAGCAGCCAACAGGGGCGTCGTTGGGTTATGAACCGTCAGGATATCCTTACGCAGGGTATGACTGGTGCTTCTCGTACCCCGGTCGAAAGGCTCCCAACGACACAGTTTATGTCCTATATGTTCCGTGTCAACGAAGCTATCTTCTCGGGTACCTTCGGTGGTAAGGGGCGTAAGGTTCTCACGGATGCTGAACGCTATCGTTTGGCTGTGACCCATACGGCTCTCTTCGGTGCCTCTGCTTGGGGTGCCGTAGGCTTTGCCATGGATGCCTATCGTCACAACTTCGGTGTCGAGATGGACCCTACGGTGTATCGTGCGCTTCGCAAGGGTCTGGTCGATACTCTGTTGACTGAGCTTACGGGTGTAGAATCTTCTCTGTCGTCCCGCCTGAGCAACAGCGATGGTATCTTCATGATTATGCAAGATGCTGCCGAGAAGAACATCATTGAGTTCCTTGGTGGACCATCCATTGAGGTTGGTTGGCAGGCTACTACGACAGGCTTCTCAGTGCTTAAGAACCTCGTAGGGGCACACTCTGGTGCTGAGTATAGCAACCCTACCAGTGATGATCTCCTACGCTTTGCTCGTGCCTTCTCGTCGGTCAACCAAGCGTATAACGCTTACACAGCCTTTAAGTACGGTGAAGTCATGACCCGTGATAGCGCCCTACTTGACCGTATCGACAACCCTACAGAAGCAGTATTCGCAGCCTTCGGTGTCCCTCTTGAACGACAAGAAGAGGCTTGGAAGTTTGCTACCTACAAGAAGTTCACCAAGGACTTTGACACGGCTACCGCTAAAGGTATCCAACGTCTCCACAATAGCTTTGCTGAGGCTTATCGTAGAGGGGACTATGAAGAAGCACAAAACTATGCTAAAGTAATCGCTATGAAGTATTCGTCGATGACCCCTGCTGAGCAAGAACGTGTTGATCGTTTGGTGTTCACCCCTAAGGGTACTTCCATCGTCGATGATCTCATGGCTCAGGCCCTCCGTCAAGAATCAGGTTTCGCTGAATAAGTAAAGGACTACAATAGATGGCTATCTTCTCGCCTCTTCAACAAGATGTCAGCCCCATGCAGGCTAACGTACCTCAAGGTCTTGGGGCTGCTCCTGCTGCGGAAGCTCTGGCTGGCTTGACGGATATGTTCCTTCGGGCGGCTACTCCTGCTCAAACCCGTGCTCCCACTCAGAATGAAGTCTTTGGTGCTCGTGTGCGTGAGTACGGTGAGCGTATCGGTAAACCCAACTGGAACACAGCCGATGCTACGATGGGGGAACTTCGTGGTTTTGGAGCAGAGTACCCTGAGCATTCACAGGAGGCTTTTACGTCGGCCCGATCTGCTGTGAACGAATCTGTTCTTGCCTACGAAAGATCACTAACGGCAGAGCAGCAGATTCAAGAGAAGCTTGAGTTCGATTGGAACACCTCTCCTGAGGGTATCTACGCTAACGCTAAGGCTGCTGAATACCAAACCCCTGAGGAGAGGGCAGCTTTCATTGGCACAGAGCGGGCACGTTGGGTAACGACAAATGCAGAGAATACCCGCATTAAGCGTGAAGTAGAGACCCAAGGTGCCTACACTGCACTTTCGGAAACTGCTTGGAAGAACAACAGCTTCTTCGCTAAAACTGAGTCTGATATCCTTGCTCGTGGTTTGACGGACCTTACTCTTGCTATTTCTGCTGACCCTACTGCGACGTTCAATCTCGACGAAACTGGTATCACTCAGCTTATCCCTGAACTGAGAGGCACTGTCGTTAATCAACGTAACATTGTTTCTGTCGCTAACACCGCTCGTGGTGCTCTTGAGTCTCGTTACCGTAAAGAGATTTCTTCTCGCACTGGTATCCCTGACGATCAACTTGGGCTTGCTCCTGACGCATGGAACAAGACGGTATTTAATACCTACGACACCACCATCGCTTTTATTACCAATGAGGTTGATCCAGCTACCATCCAGAAGCGCCTTGAGGGTGAAGCCTTCACTGAGATGGCTAGCGCAGGTGTTCCTGTCGCCTACTTGAGCACTATGTCCCGTCTTGCAGGAAGCAACCCTACCCTGTCTGCTCAGTTTATGTCCTCTTTGACTGGTCCTGTAGGTGCCTTCAACGAGAGACTTATGTCTGGTCAGCTTGAGGAAGCACAGCAAATCCTTAAGCAAGCATCGACAAAAGAACTTACCGATGCACGTTATGCCTTCACTGAGCTTGTCGCTGTCATGTCTGGTCAGTCCAAATTGGCTGTAACCTACGAGGAAGTAGAACAGAAGCAAAAGGACGAAGAGATTTCTAAGGCACTGTCGGGTGCTTACCAAGCTCACACTGAACTGCAAAGAACCGAGGGGCCTACCCGTTGGAACCGTGCAGCTTGGAAACAGAACTTTGAAGTACCCGCTGAGGCTATTACTCGTAGGGCTGCGGTAGACAAAGACTTTGCCCTAGAGACTAGCAAGTTCTTGTCGTCTGACATTATGATGGACCTTGGTAACCTGCGTGATGCTGCGTCAGCTAGCGGTGTTAACATCAACATCAGTGAGAATGGTCAGGTTGTCGTTTCTTCTACAGAGCAGGCTGCTCCCTTGCGTGGGACTAGCGTTGGTGTTGCTCGTCGTCCTATCACTCCCGGCGACAAACTTGACTCCTTCGTGACTGAGAAAAAAGCCCTTATCGACGACATCAACTACAAGATGACTGTCCTTGGTCGTTTGGGTGAGACTGGTTCGTCCACTATGGATATCCTACGCGCAGAGGTTCCCGGTGTTATGGTACGCGCTGGTGGGGGTAACGACGAACTAGGTGGTGGAAGTGGCAGCGATAGCCTTAACAGCATTGGTGCCTCTTTGGGCCTTGACTTCTCTACGCTTGAGGCTGAGAACGGTTTGCCTCAAGGTTATCTTGAGCGCACTGCCTTTATTGAATCCAGAGGTAACCCTAGTGCCAAGAACTCTAAATCTTCGGCAGGAGGTCTCTTCCAGTTTATCGACAGCACAGCTAAGCAGTATGGTGTTAGGGACAAGTTTGATCCCGTTCAGGCTACCGATGGTGCAGTAGACCTTGCTGTCGATAACATGCGAATTCTTACGGCAGCTTTGGGTCGTGAGCCTACCGCTGCTGAACTCTACCTTGCTCATCAACAGGGTGGTGAAGGTGCAAGACGACTCCTAGCCAACCCTAATGCTAAGGCTGTCGATATCGTTGGGGCTGAGGCTGTACGTCTTAACGGCGGTAATGTTGATATGACTGCCAATGAGTTCGCTAGCCTCTGGTTGGACAAGTTCAACAACACTAAGACGACAGCACCTACTGCTGGCACCCCGGCTAATGCTAACGCTGTAGCTGAAAGGGCTGGCCCTGCCGTTCAGAGAGCCGTAGGGAACGCTCCTAGCGCAGCACCTGCTACGATGGCTACTACCCCTGCTGCTGCTCAAGTTAACCCTGAGGTGGCTTCTATGGAGGCTGCTACGGCTACTCTCCCCGAGACTATCCCTACGGAAACTGCTGCTACGGGTACTCAGGGTGCAAGTGAACTTAGCCCTGCTATCGCTCTCGACCAAGACGTACAAGCTTTCATCCAAGAGATTGCTGGTGACCCTGACAAGACCTACGCTTCTGAGGCTGAGTTCGTTGCAGCACAAGAGGCTGGAGAACTTGAACCGGGAGATACTGTTGTCGTTAACGGAGAGATTTACGTGGTCCGTAAGAATGGTCTAATCCGTAGGCTCGGTACCGTTAATTCTTGATCGCTAGGGGGATGAAATGGACGGAGAAGCCATTCAAAGGGAGATTTCTGAAATGGATAAACGATTGGCTCTCCTTGAGCAGAAAGTGGACCAGATCGACAGGAACGTATGTAATATCAACAATAGCCTGTCGAAGATTCTGTGGATTGTCGGTGGTGGCTTCATCGCGTCTATCGTAGCATGGATTGTCGGTGGTGGTTTGGGTCAGTAATCCCTTCACGAGGAAGAAAAGAAATGGCTAAAGACTCTCGTCTTGAACGTGCTGGTGTCTCGGGGTTTAATAAACCTAAGCGTACACCTAGCCACCCCACCAAGTCCCATGTTGTCGTTGCCAAAGAAGGTGACACCGTTAAGACTATTCGCTTTGGGCAACAGGGTGTCTCAGGGGACAAAGAGCCTACTGCACGACAGAAATCATTCAAGGCTCGTCACGCTAAGAACATCGCCAAGGGTAAGATGAGTGCAGCCTATTGGGCAGATAAGGTGAAGTGGTAATGCCTAGAGATTATAAATCTGAGTACGACAACTACCACTCCTCCCCTGAGGCTAAGAAGAAACGTGCTCAGAATAACGCTGCACGACGGAAGATGGAGAAGGCTGGTAAGGTATCCAAGGGTGACGGTAAAGACGTAGCGCACTCTAACAATCGTACCAACGACAATAAGATGTCTAACCTCAAGGTTCAGTCGCCTTCTAAGAACCGTTCCTTCAAACGTAACACCAAAGCGGAGCGCAAGTAATGGCCGACAAAGCTAAGCCTAATAACCCTAAGCTCTGGTCCAGTAAGGTGGCTCAGGCCAAGAAGAAGTTCGACGTATACCCTAGTGCCTACGCAAACGCTTGGGCGGCTAAGGAATACAAGAAGGCTGGTGGCACTTGGTCCGGGTCGAACAACAAGGTCAAGAAGAATGGCTAAGGGTGGTCTCGGGAAGTGGTTCGGAGAGAAGTGGGTCGATATCAAGACTGGTGAGGCATGTGGTCGCTCTGGATCAGAGAAAGGCTCACGTCCCTACCCTGCTTGTCGTCCCGCTGCGGTAGCTTCTAAGTTGTCGTCTACCGAAAAAACTGCTATGAAACGCAAGAAGAGTGGCCCTAAGATGGAGAAGTGGCCTGTTACTGCTTCTGGTAAACGGAGGGCTAAGACAAAGTAATGGCGCTAACGACACAAAACACTAATCAACTCACAAGGAAGAAAGTAATGGCTAAGAAACCAATGAAAGCTGCCCCCAAGTTCACACCCTGCAAGGGTTGCCCTACGCCTGCTAAGTGCAAAGCTATGGGTTCGTGCATGAAGAAGGCTAAGTAACGTGCCCCTTAAGAAGGGTTCTAGCCCAAAGACTATCTCTGCTAACATCAAGACTGAGATGAAGGCAGGTAAACCCCAGAAGCAGGCCGTAGCGATTGCTCTTAGCTCTGCTCGTAAACCCAAGAAAGGTAAGTAAACTATGATGATGGGAATGAAAGCTAAAGGCTCTGCTAAAGGCAAAGCTGGTGGTGGTGCTAAAGCTTCGGCTACGGTGACCATGAAGAAGGCTAAACCTGCCGCTAAGAAGGCTAAGCCCTACGGCAAGTAATCTACGCCATACTCAAGAATAACTTAAGGGGGCTTGCGCCCCCTTTTGTTTTTGTTTTACTTACCATCAAGCTCTTGGATCAGACGCTCTAGGTACCACACGGCCTTCTTGAGGTCTTCTACTGGCTTACCTTTGTGACGCCAACGGTGCATGTATTTCTTGGCATTTCCCTCAAGATATCCCGTGAAGGCTTCCCATGGTAGATTGTCTTTGAGGTATACGATACATTCGATGTTGCCTACGTTGTAGTGAGCAGGCTTCTCTACCATGTCTTCGCTAACGATTCCTTTGTCGTTAATCGCATAGTCAACTTCCCATTTAGCCATTAGAGATTCTCCTTGTAGAAAGCTTCGAGCCACTGCTTACATAGGTCTGAACGTACCACGTCGTCAATACCAAATTCAACGACACAGGCTTCAATGCTGTACTTCTTAGCCAAGTGTATCGCCTTAGACAACCCTGACTGTTCCTTGATGTCGCTCTGTCGGATATCTCCGTTCATAACCAAGGTGCAGTTATCCCCAATGCGGGTCACCAACATCTTGAACTGAGAGATATCTAGGTTCTGACATTCATCTGCTAGGACAAACGCATCCTTGAAGGATGATCCTCGCATGTA